CATTAAAAGAGGGCTGTGACACTGTTCTGTACATTGACAGCGATATGCGTTTTCCTCCTGATCTGATAACGATTATGCTATCTCGTGAGGTTGGAATCGTAGGTGTCAATGCTGTCACTAGACGTAAGCCATGTATGCCAACGGCTAAACTGTTAGTTAAGTCAGAGGATGAGAAGGGGATTCGCCATCATTGGTCTAATGTCGATTCTCGTGGTAAGGAAGGTATTGAGAAGATTACTGCTGTGGGTTTTGGGGCGGTAATGATTCGTAGGGAAGTGTTTGAGAAGGTTCCTCAGCCGTGGTTTGATGCAGGATGGGGGCCAACAGGTGTAGTCGGTGAGGATGTTCACTTTTGCGTTAAGGCTGGTGACAATGGCTTTGATACTTACGTGGATCACGAGCTTTCTATGCACATTAAACACATTGGTACGTATGAGTACGGTTGGGACGATTTCGAGCAACTAGAGGAATAATATGTCGTTTAGTACATACAGTGAATTAAAGACTACAGTCGCTAGTTACTTAGCTCGTAGTGATTTAACGGCTATGATTCCTACGTTCATCCAGTTGGCTGAATTACGTTTGCGTAGAGATATTAGAACTCGTGAGATGTTGGTTGTTGCTACTGCATCTACAACAGGTGGAGACTCTACCGTAGGATTACCGACTGACTTCCTAGCAATGCGTGATATTCACGTTAATACTAACCCTATTACGACTTTAGCTTATCAGGCTCCTAATGCTTTCTATAACTCTTACCGAGTTACAGAATCAGGCAAGCCTACTGACTACACTGTATTAGCGTCAGAGCTTCAATTGTCTCCTGTTCCTGATAGCACTTATCAGCTTCAAATGCTCTACTACGCAAAGCCGTACTTCTTGAGCGACTCAAATCAAGGTAATGTATTCTTAACTAACTTCCCTGATGCGTTGCTGTACGCTGCTTTAGGCGAGGCAGAACCGTATTTAATGAATGACGCAAGATTACAGACTTGGGCAACTTTGTACGATAGAGCAATATCATCAATAACGATAGCAGACCAGAGTAGTGAGTACAGTGGTCAGCCAATGTCAATGAACTATAACGTGAGGTAAATTATGGCAGAGATGTCAACATACTTAGAAAATGCTCTGATTAACGCTACCTTGCGTAATACGAGCTACACAAGTCCTTCTACTGTTTACGTAGGTTTATATACGTCTGATCCTACTGATGCCAATACTGGTACTGAAGTATCAGGTGGTTCTTATACTCGTACTGCGGTAACGATGGGTTCTCCTACTGACGGTGTATCGACTAACAGTGCTGCGGTAGAGTTTCCACAGGCTTCTGGTTCATGGGGTACAGTTGGCTGGATCGGTATTCTTGATGCTTCATCTAGCGGTAACTTGCTGTATCACACAGCATTAGACACATCCAAGACAATTTCTTCTGGTGATATCTTTAAGATAGCAATTGGTGGACTCAGCGTAACTCTTGCGTAAGGAGTAGATGATGGCACTAGTTGTCGCAGATCGTGTTAAGGAAACATCTACTACTGCTGGCACTGGTACGCTAACGCTTGCTGGTGCTTCTGATGGGTTTCAGTCTTTTGCTGTAATTGGTGATGGTAATACTACCTACTATTCTATTGTTGATAGCGCTGCTAACACATGGGAAGTAGGTATTGGTACGTACACATCGTCAGGTACTACGTTATCTCGTGATACGGTACTAGCTAATAGTTCTGGCAATACTTCTCCTATATCGTTTGCATCTAACAGCAAGGACGTATTCGCTACGTATCCTGCTGGCAAGGCTGTTTACGAGGACTCAATAAATACCGCTTATGCAGAGCAGTTAGGCGCAAATAACGGGTTCATAATTAACAAGCAAACCGTAGCTACAAGTTACACAGTTCCTAGCGGTTACTCAGCTATGAGTGCTGGCCCTATAACTTTACCTAGCGGTATTAGCGTAACTGTTCCTAGCGGATCGAGATGGGTGGTTCTGTAGATGTTTGGATTCTCAGCCTATTCGCAGACTCCGTATTCATCATTAGTAGGTGGTGCGGGGATACTTATAGGTACAGCTAGTATTGATGCGTATGCAACAGTAACGGCTAATGGCGGTAAGTTATTCTTTGGCACTGGTGACATATCTTGCTTGGCTACGGTAACTGCTGCTGCCGGAAGAATATTAAGTAGCTCAGGTGCAGTAATTGGAACAGCTACTGTTACTTCTAACGGTGGTTTGTTAATTAACGCTACTGGCTCTGTAAACGGCATTGCTACGGTAATAGCGCAGGCTTCTAGGATTGTATTCTTTAGCGGTGATATTGAATGTGATGCTACGGTAACTGCCGATGGCATTAGGATACAGGTAGGCGTTGCTTCTATTGATGGCACTGCTGATGTAACAGCTAACGGTGGTGTTGAGTACGAAGGTAACGCCACTATTGACGCTTTGGTAAGTGTATCTTGCTTGGCAATATCAGTATGGAATGGTGTTGCTAAAGTAAACGCATTATCAACTGTAGCGGCTGATGGCACTGTAATTGGTGATGAATGGGATATCGTAACAGAGCAAGCTAATACTTGGACTGTAGTTCCTGAAGGCGGGAATACGTGGACTGTAGTAGCTTCACAATCTAATACTTGGACAAAACAATAATGGCTAAACAACGCATATTATTCGGTGAATGGCTACCAGATCAGCCTGGAGTTACAGGTGCTTTAACGGATGCAGTTAACTGTTATCCAGTTACTAATGGTTATGCGCCAATATTGTCAGAAGCAGGTTACTCTAATGATGCAGACGATGATCTTGTTGTGTCATTCGCAGGAAAATTTGCGGGGATTGTCTCGTTATTCGCAGGATCAAGCTCAAATTTATACAAATATACGCCTGGTACACGTGATTTAGATCCATTAACGACTACTGGATATGGTGCTGTAGAGTTTTGGGACACGACTCAGTACGGTTCTAAGATGATTATGGCTAACGGTGCTGATAAATTACAGTCGTACACGCTAAATTCATCTACTTACGCAGGAGATTTGTCTGCCGATGCTCCAGAAGCTAAGTATGTAACGGTAGTTAAGGACTTTGTGGTCGCTGCTAACGTAACTGGCGAAGAAAACAAGGTGTACTGGTCTGATATTAACGATGAAACAGACTGGACTCCTGGTCTTGCTAGTCAATCTGATTCACAAGTGATACCAGATGGCGGTGACATTACTGGAATATCTGGTGGTGAGTTCGGTTTGATATTCTTGGAACGTGCAATCTACCGTATGACGTATGCAGGTAGTCCGTATTTCTTCCAATTTGACAATATATCGAGAACTTTAGGCTGTATATCTCCTGGCTCTATCATTAACTACAGTGGGATCACGTATTTCTTAGCCGATGATGGCTTTTATATGTGTGACGGTCAGTCAGTTAAGCAAATTGGCGCAGAACGCATAGATAGATGGTTTTTTGATAGGTTAGATGCAACCAATTTAAAAACTGGCATATCGTCTGCAATTGATCCTGAGAAAAGAATCATTATTTGGTTATTCCCTAATCAATCAGCAGGTAAAAGTTTATTGATTTATAACATAAGCCTGAATAAATGGTCTTATGCTGAGACTACAGCAAGCAGCATATCGTTTGCTATTACTCCTTCTGTAACACTAGAGGATTTAGATAACTTTAGTACAAGTATTGATGCGTTAACGATCTCTCTTGACGATAGGCAGTGGACAGGCGGTCAATTACTGTTAGCTGGTACTCAAGGGGCTAAGATTATTACGTTTAGCGGTGCGTATAAACAGGCTGCATTAACGTCAGGCGATATAGATATTGGTCATTCTGTTGTTACGTTAGCTAGACCTATTGTGGACGCTGGTAGCGGCTCCGTAGCGGTCGCAAGTCGTGAGCTGTTAAGTAATGCCATCACATTCGGAGATGCGTCTGTAGCCGATTCTGAGGGTCGCTGCGGGCTACGTTCAGCAGGTAGGTATCACAGGGTTAAAACTAATC